AAGATTTCATATCAATTATACCATCAATAATTGAAAGACTTGAACAACCAGCAAACATTCTTGAGAAGTTTGTTACATTGGTAAAGTTTAATCCACTAAAATCAAGATATGTTACCTTAGCACAATTTTCAAACATAGATTCTGTTGTAGTTGCATTATTTGTATTTAAGAATCTAACTATTGGGAGAGATGTAGCTTTTTTACAATCTCTAAACATTTTTGAAAAATCAGATACATATCTTGTGTCAAATTGGATTAGAGGAAAATCTGTTACTCCTTCCCAACCATCAAACATACCAGATGTATTGCATGCTACTTTATTTTTAATAAGAACAATTCTAGGATAATTTGTCAAAGGAGTTTTTAAATTAACTCCAAGACTCTTGAGATAATCTTTGAAGTTTGTAAGTGTAGTAAATATACTAGCTCTACCATCAAAACTATATCCATCATAATCTAAACCAGTTATATTTAATAATCCGTCAAACAATGGCCGCTTATATTCAGAAGGAGAATAAGTAAACTTACCTTGGAAAGATTCTGCAGGATTTGTTTCGATGTTTGTTTTAGTAGATCCACTAATTACTGCGTTTATTTCATTAATAAAAGGAGCAAGAGTACCAGCTAAAATAGATTTGTCTAATTGATTTTTTACAAATACAAAAGGATCAGGATTCAATACAATCTTATCGAATGTTTTATAAGCATCTCCAGTAGCTGTACCAGTAATAAGATCTTTATAAATAGGCTCTGACCAGATAGCAAAGTTTCCTCTAAGATCTATAGTAATATATTTCTTAAAGTTATTATAATTAAATATAATATCTTCTCTCATCCAAGGACGAAGATCAAATCTATCTTCTATTGTATTTGTTTCTATATTATAGACTTTGTCTGATAATGAGAAATAATCTTGTCTATCATCTATTTCATTATCATAAGCAGCATCGATAACTCCAAATGTTGTATCCTCGTCTCTAGATTTACCCCACTCTATTTGAAGTGTGCTATTCTTAGTTAAGAATACTATTTTATATGATTTAAAGAATTCAATCATTCTCATGATATAATTCATTATATCTATTCCTGAATGACCAGCAAAATCATTGAAGATATATTTGCAATCGCCCATATATTCGTCTAAGATATAAATTATATCATCAATCATATTTACTATAGTATCTATCTTTTCATCATTGTTAGTAATACCTTTTACTCTATTAATAAATTCATAAAGATATTTGTCTTTATCTTGCAAGAATTCAGTATAAGTTTTAGCGATAGCCCCATTAGATAATTTAAAGTATTCCATATTGAGTTTGTAATTCATCAATGCAGAATACATATCGCTCCATACTTTATATTCTTCCCAATCTTCAGCATCCAACATGTTTTGACAAATAGTCTGTCTTACATTCATATTTGTTTTAAATATATTCATGAATTCAGCTAAATCTTTTATTTGAGATTTAGGTGTGATAAAGTCCCAAATAGGAAATTCATCTTCAGTTCTATGCTTTTTACGAAGATACTCTTTAAGATCTGCCAATGAGGTTCTAAAATTAAATCCTTGAACTATCATGGTCTTAGCAGGATTATCTATTATGAAATCTTCTATACCATTGAAGACGTAAGTGAGTACACTCATAAATATAAATAAGTGAGCCAATTTAAATTGATGAGTTGTAGATAAAGAAGGAATCTTAACTAAAAGTTTTTCTTCATAGAATTGATCATCATACAACATGCTATAGAAATAACTCATTTGAGTAGAATACTCAGATAAATCCATAATCTGAGTAATTCCATAGTATTTGGTTCTAGCATAGTTCCATTGTTGTTTATAGATCTCATCTTTTAATAATTGATGATTGTTTTGTTTATAATCTACACCATCCCACCAACCATCACCTTTAACCATAATATCATAGTCACGATAGTTATTAGGATTCTTCAATTTATCACTTACATAAAGCTCATCAATAGGAACTTTACAGAACTTAAGATTTGTAGTAGATCCATAATCTTCTTCATATACATATCCTACAGAAGAAATACTTCCTCCATTTTCAGAATAGATATAATGAATAAGTACACCACCACTGTATTTTACTTTAGCCTCTTCAGGATTGGTAAAGTACATGCTTCCATTAAATACATTATATTCTGATTCATCAATAAAGTTATTATTTGCATCTGTAACAAAATACAACCATTGATTTTCGAAATAATAATCAAAAGGAACCTTGATATCTAAATATCCGTCTTTACCAATATTTTCAATAGAAGTTAATAAAGGTCTATTGGTTAATTTAAACTGAGAATTGAGTTCGTAGAACTTATTATAGATGAACAAAATATTCTCTGTAGTATCTTCATTAGATACTTGAGATTTATTGAATCCGATATTAAAATTATCTATAATATCCAAATCAGAATTGCTGTGTACAGAATTTTCTGAAATTGATAAGAATCCTTGCCCTGTTTGTAAATAAGGGAAGAAAGGATATTTAATATTGAAATCTACTTTGTTTCTATTAAAAATAGTATAACTCTTTTCTGCTAATTGAAGAGTATATTCGGTATCCCCATTATAGATATAAGTAATATTTACTTTCTGATTTTTCTTCAAATAGTGTTTAGATCTTAAGATACGTATATTTGATTTAAGTTTATTAATCTTAAAATCAGAATCTTCTAATAGGGTTCCGTCTATATCAACTACTATCTTATTTCCCTTAGTAATAAAATTATCTATAGGAAATTCTATATGAATGATATATTCTTTATCTCTAGAAGAGATAAAATGAGTCATAGCTACTTTGATATTGCTATTCTCTTCTAAGGTTCTATCTTTATCCATATAAACCAATTCTACTACAATAGAATCTCCTTTATGAAGAGCTAATGTTTCATTTATAAGAGTAATTCCACTATTGGTAACAGAATACCAAGTTTCAGGAAGATACTTATCTAAGTATTTAAGATATACCTTATATCTAGTAGAGATATAATTCTTGAACGGGAATTCTACATTGAAAGTTGTCTGATAATTTTCATCTGCAACTATAACAATTTCTTTCTTCTTAAGTTCTATCTTAGTACAAATAGAATTAGATGAATAGATAAAATTAAAGTCTATTACTGTATCTTTAGGATAAGATTCATTAAATACAATATAAGAAACACCAGATTCTATATCGATCTGTACTTCATATTTATTCTTAGATATGAATCTATTTCCAATAGTTACAAAGAATTTATTCTCATTAGCACAGTAGTTTATAAAAGGTTCTTTTATAACAAACTTATTTTGATTTTCTTCAGTAGCAATAGTACTAAATTTATCAAATCTTGTACCTGTAAATTCTGAGTAGATAAAGATACAATTTACTTTCTTACCAAGCGTATTTATCTTATCATTAATATGAAGAATATTGTTTTGATCAACTTCATAGGTATTAGGTGATAAGAATATCGAATCTACTGTTACAATCAACTGATTTCCTTTTAGGAAGAAATTATTAAAAGGAATAGGATTAAGATCTATAGAATTTGCTCCTTCAAAACTTTTAACCTTAGTCTTAAAGATATACCGTTTATCTATATTGAACTTAGTAGAATCTGTAGTCTTATCATAATAGAAATCATAGGTCAATTCCTTTTGTCCATCTAATACATTATTGAAGAATCTTACTTTGTTATAATCATAGATTTCATAATCTTCATTTTCTTTAAGAACTTTATTATTTACTCTTATAAATAATAAGTTTCCTTTTTGAAGATAGTAATCAAACGGGAAAGGAATAATACCAGTATATTCAAAGGTAACAGTAGAGTTGATAGTATGTATTTCTTGACCTTTGATTCCATACATAACTTCAGAATTTAAGTCATAAACTTTAATAGAATGGAAATAATTAGCAGAACCTTTGATTTCCTTCATATCTAAGTTTACATAATCTGCTGTTTGTACATTTATTCTTGATCTAATATCTTTATTAGCAGAGTTTCCAGCCAAGTTTGTATAAGCACTAATATCATAAATACCAGCACCAGATACAGCTGTAGATCCTAATCCACTTGTTGTATGAAGAGGATCCAGATCCATCATATCTACGTCTCCCCATAAAACATCTTGAGAAATAGATGTTTTATCTTGAGAAGGGTCTTGACCAAATAAAGTTAAATCAAACTTAATCTTATTGATAGATGCTATAGTAGAAGCAGCAGCCATTCTAGCTTCTAAATTATTAGAAGCTGCAGGTTTCTTACCTTCTACCATGTATTTAATATTCTTATTATTGCTATAGATATTCGAATCATATAATTCTATATCTTTAGGAACTGCATATTCTTTTGGAGCTGTAGTTATATCTACAGTAATATGCTGCTCTTCTAAATCCTTATTATAGTTTCCTTTTAAAACCTTTTTAGATTTCCATTCAAATTCATCATGAGAATTCAATAATCTTTGTTTTAAAAGATAATACTTAAAAATCTTAATATTATACTTATTCTTAGTATCAAATAGTTTGATAAGATTAAGCATTTCTGTTGTAGAAGATTTGTATTTACAAAGATTATGAATATTTCTACAAAGTGACTTTTGGAAATTTATAGGTATTTCTCTATAGTAAGGAACTCCATACATAGAAAAGATATATTCTATACATCTTCTATCTAATAGATCTTTTTTAATAATATGAGCTTGTACATCTACAAGCATATCTATCATTACAGAGAGAACAAGATAAATTACCATCATATCATGGTAATTAGGTTCTTCTAATTCCATAGCATAAGAATATACAGTTTCTATAAGAAATCTTCTATTTTGTGCATATTTAATAAGAAACTCTTCCATTACATTAGAATCAACCATGGTTTCATCAGGATGCCACAATATCTGGAAATCAAGTTTCTTTCTTATTTCATAAATATTTAAATCATAGATTTTATTTTTAAGATATTTATGTTCTGGATATGTAAGAAGGATAGAATCTAATATGCCTAGATCATTTAATTCTTTAATAGACCCATTAGGTAATTCATGCATAAAAGTCAAAGATCTATCGTAAGAGAATGAATCAGGAAACATAAATTCAAATTCAGATATAGGTAAACCCCATTCTCCAATAGCAGGCATACCCATAAGATTTCTATAATACTGATTTAGTTCCTTATCATGCATATAGGTATCGATATACCATTTTCTAAGCAATTCAGTAAGCTTAGGAGCTATATTTTCAGGTACTCTATATGATTTCCCAAATTCTTCATAAATAAAGATTTGGTGGTTGGTCATTCCAGCTTCTATCATAATATCTCTAGGATATTTGATATTGTCGAACATAGGAAGTTCAACATGATTTTCTATACAAGAGATATATAATGATGCATTATATAAAGAATCTTTTGTTTCATATTTATCTGCTTTGTTCTGCTCTTTTATAACGCAATTATATGCTAAAATCTTAAGATTATATAGCAATAAATCGATGAAAGGGTTTTGAGTAGATAATTTATCCTCAGAGAATTCAAAAGGCATAATTACTCTCCTTCCTGCCTGATTAAAGTATTTAATCTGATGTTTTCAAACAATAATTTTAAGGACTTATGCTCTAATTTAAGCGTGCAACATATAAATAAGTCACTTTATATATTAAAAAGAAGGGAAAATATAGAATGTATACCAATACTAATCTATTTCCTAATGTATTTGTAGAAAATAAAGAGAATAATCCAATTTTAACCTCTCCTAATGCTGAATTTGATATACAGTTTGCATTAACTAAAGAAGGTTCTTATAACTTAGAGGAGTATAAGGCTTTCTTAGATTCTGCTATAAAAGAATTCAGACATAGTAGAACTTATAAACATTATAAGGCTTACTTATACTCTATAGGATTAGATTGCTGCCAATTTCACCCAAATATAACTGCTGGTAGTGAAGAAGGGGAAGAGATGGCATCATTAGAAATGCATCACTGTATGCTAAATATATATGATATTGCAGTTATCATTACAGAGCATATTTTAAATACATATGGTGCTATAACAGAATTTGATTTATCTGATTTGCTTAGATATGAGCATACTCAAAATAGAATTCCAATCGTAATGCTTTGTAAAACTTGTCATCAAATGTATCATCATAAGTCTTTATATGTACATCCAAATATGATATTTGGTAAATGGTGGGAACTTATTGAAAAATATCATAATGGGTTAAATAGAGACATTGCTTACAAAATTTTAAACTATTTAAACAATAGTTTAGATGGTAAATTTAAATATAAAGAAGAACAAGCTAGTAAACTATTAGAACTTAGAGACAAGTTATACGATTGGTCTACTAAAATGGGAGGGTAAATCCACATGATTAATCTCTATGATAAATACACTTATATCAAATTATCTATTAAATCTTTTTTTGGTAAGATAGCCAATAAAATTTCTAGATTTAGATCTTTTATGATTTATTCTATAAAAAATAATAAGGGCATTACTATATTCCTTATTGCATTTGCACTAAGTGTTGTTCTTGATGATAAGGTGTTTCCTTTATTATGGGGAACCATTATCTATTTATTAACACTGTGTAGGGAAATATTGGATACCAAAAAAGAAAACAAAAAAATAGATTTGGTTTCTTTTGATGAATATACAAAATTAGATGAAATATTAGATCAATATGTACAAGAGTGTTTTCTTAGAGATGTGGCACCTTTCAATTTAGAATCGATACAAAATGAAAAAATAACTAATTCTAAAGCAGAAAATAAACTTATCAATGAACTTAAAGACAGTCTAGCATCTAATATGTCTCCTTCTCTTAGAAGAAAGATTGAACTTTATTATGGAGAAGGAAGAGTAGAATATATCTTATCTATAAAATGCTTGACGTATGTTACAAGTATTGCTGCCAACTCAAAACGAGCAATCTATAATATTAAACCTTTAAATATACAATAAAAAATACCCATAGGATTTTCATCCTATGGGTTTACTTTCTCTTAAAATACTCATTCATAAATATTTTATATAACTCACGAACTATCTTTTCATTCTCAGATACATCTACAAAAGATATATCTGATTGACTTAAAGCATTGGCATAGAAAGAACTATATCCACTCTGTAAGAGTTTATATAGGGATCTAGAATTCATTTCTCGATAATATTCTATATCCAATGATTTGTTTATATACTGAATATAAAAATCTTTTATGGTATTGATACAATCCTGTATAGATCCAAACTGTGCCATATAAGCAACGTATAATAAAAATTGTATCATATGATTCTTATGGATTATAGGAACTTGTTCTCCCATTCCTTTTAACCTAAAGTATTCTAGCTTTTGATCAGAAAAGTATAGTAGATCCATATTAGGTAATTTATAAAAACTAGTATACTCTTTTTTCATCTTAAACTCTAGATGATCTGAAAATTTTGTATGTTTAATAACTCTATCTATTGTTGTTATAGAGTCTTTATCTATATATAGAACTTCTTCCTCATTAAGATCATTCTCTTTGAAGAATTTTTCTCTTATGAGTTTAAATCCATCGGATAATCCTTTAGCAATTTCTTTGTTATCCCTTTGAAGTATGCCAACTGATATTTCTCTTTCTTGTTTAGGCATATTAAAATACTTAGTATATTGATCTTTAGTTATAAACCCAGTATCTAATAAGATACTTATATTAGCTTTAGATAAATCGTATTCCCTTATGTGTTTATTTATAAGCCATCCATAAGGAGCCACATATCTATCCTTTAACCAAATCCCCATTATAATTCACCTTTTAGTTCTAGCATTCTTAATTCCTTTTCTTGTTGATAATTATGTAGAAGTTTGCTAGGATCTATAAAACTTTTGATCTTATTAATATCGATCATATAATTATTAAATCCTTCTTCTGTTTTAAAGTTAGAATTTGCAAATGAATCGATATCATCTATATCATTTATAATATAACTTTGAATAGAATATCTTTGCTGAATAAATTTGATCAAAGAATCTACTACTACTTCTACATATGGATTCGAATGATTTGTAATTACTATTACTTCATCCATTGTTTCTACCAACATCATAATCTTCATAAGCATGGTAAATGAATTTTGATTACTCAATAATTGGAAAGCATACTGTCTATCGAAGTCTAATGTATATTGATCATCGTTAAATGTAAATGCAAAAGACAATCTTTCAAATACATTAGGTAGAGGTTCTAATGCTCTAGCCCATTCGCCTATCTGTATAACAGAATAGAAATTGAATACAGGTACTACTCCAGATTCTGATTTCATCTTTACGTAGTTTAAAAGTTCTTGACTATTTATATTTATAAATTCTAATTTCATAAATATCGCTCCTTTCATAATCATAATATATACTTAAATAAAAAAATAAAGAGAACTCATAAAGAGTTCTCTTATATCTTATTTCTTATCAAAAATATCTTCGTTAATATCAAGCTCTAAATCAGCATTGATCTTTTCATTTGCAATGATAATAGGACTCTTGCATCTATAATTAGATCTTACTTCTTCTCTCAATTGTTCTAGATATTTCATAGAAGTTACAGCTGCATCATGTAGGCTTCCAGGTTGATAGTTTATGTCTGATAATAAAATAGACATGGATTCATAACTAGGAGTGCATTGTGCAGGCATTATCATTGCATATTCATATTTGTCTATCTTTCCATTGGAGAAAAGAACATTAGCAATTATGAAATCTGTATTAATTTTTCTAATATGGGATACAGATTTGCTCTTATACGGGTTAATTACGATACCAAAAGTTTTACAAAAGAACTCAGCAAGAGTATCCAAGATATGGAACTCAATATCAGGTTCATAATCTGTATATAAGAGAATATCATTTCTCTTTATAAATTTTCTACGCCCATATAATACTTGTAAAATATTTACAATTGATTGTTCTCTTCCTTTATCAGAAAGATAAGATAGATAGATTGTTCTTCCCATATTAGGATTTCCATCTATATATGCGGTTATAGATGCAGGAGGAGGTAATAAATCTGACATTACCACAAGATTAGGAATATTCATAAACCTTACAGAATCTTCTACATCTACAACCGCTACAACGCAGTACCACGATGCTAATGCATCGGGGATAGCTCCTGCGTCATTGCTACAATTCAAACTACCTTCAAACAAGTCATCATTATAATTCATCGGCAGTTGTCCCATATGTATCATCCTTTTTGAAACCAAAGTCTACATAACGATCTGTATATTCTTTACAAATTTCCATCATTCTAGCAGGTGTGTACTTATCCTTAAACTCATCTTTGAAAGAACCATATAAGGATGAAGCTACAGAACTTTTAGCTTCTTCTTCACTTTCATAATCTCCTTCTACATCTTTCAGTTTAGAATCCAAGAAAGTTAATACATCATCTGATAACATTGTTTTGTCTCCTTCAGTTTCTTTATTAGATTTTTCTTTGCTAGGATATAAAGAGCATTCGATTACTGTTGTCGAATAATTCTTTACTACAATATCAAAACATTCATTATTTTTTACATCGACAGTCTTTGTTACAGAAACATTGACTCCTTCGAAATCACCATTATTGATTCTGGTTAAATCTTCTCTAACTAATTCTTTGATATCATTAGAGAGGGTAGATATTGTTTCATCTAAATTAGAATCAGTGGTGAAAGTACCATCAAATTTATTGATGATTTCTTCTTTTAATTTTTGATACGTTTGTTTTTCTCTCATCGTATCAACAAGACTTACACCAATGATTCCGCTTACAACATTTTCTGTACTAGACTTATCTCTTAATGCTTCTTCCTCTTCCTTAGTTAATGCTTTTACAGGATAGAGGTTTTCTTTTTCTTTATCATCATTATTGAACTTTTCTAACTCTTCTTTAGAAACTGATTCATTGATGATATTTTGAATACTAAGTTTTTCAAAATCAGAAAGTTCTTTCTTTTCTTCTACCATTATTTTAGGAAAGTTTTCTTCTTTCTTAGTATCAAGATTTGTTTCATAATTTTCTTCTTCCTTATGACGTTTAGGATGAAGAGTTACATTTGCTTTGATATCTTTTTGTTCATACTGAGATTTGATACCATGTTCTTTTTTATATTCTTCATCCATCGGTTCATAATATATACCAAGGATTGCAGCAAGTCTTAATGTAGATTCGGTACCACATTTCTTTTCTTGCCTTTTTAAGAAATAGATGATATCGTTTTTGATATCTTTAGGATAGTAGATAAAAGTTGTTGTTTCTAAAGGCTTTTCAGTAAATTTTTCATAAATTTTCTTTTTAGCACCATCGTTATCAAAACTACTATCACTTTTTCTAGCTACTGTAGTATTCTGAGGATTATGCTTTCTTTCACTTAATACAAACTTGTTTTCTACTTCATTTACTTCTGTTTCATTATAGAATCTCTTAACTATTTTGTCTCCTCTTTTAATGAAGACTTTCATCGTGTTATTAAATAACGGCATCTCATTATCCCTCTTTCTCGTATTAATAATAGATTCTTTATTATATTCTATAGCTAGGCTTCTAGCAGAATATCTTGTTCCACACTTAGTACATACTATCTCTGACATACCTTTTGAATAATCATAGTCTAGATAACCATCACATTTTTCTTTTGTAATAGGATCTACAAAAGAACATCTAAGTTTTGTATAATCAACTTCGAATACGTAAGGATAATCCAATATAACAGGACCAAACCCTACTCTTAACCCCCAATTCTTATGAAAGTTTCCTCCTATATCTTCCATAATATATCCTCTATCAAGTATTAACATGATAAAGTCAAATATATCACCAGTATAAACATATTTAAACTGATAAGAAGTCATAGTCTCAACACGTTCTACTAATGACATTACTCCATCAGGAGTTACATCAAAGGTTTTTGTACAAAAAGGTTTAACTACTTCTTGCAATCTAAACTCAGATAAGTTGTCTCTTTTACCAACCCTATCTGATGCTATTTTTATAACAACAGAAGGATCATATTCAACATAAAATGTTCTTCTATTGGTACCAGAAGCTAACGGTTTTATTCCGAGAGGAGATAAGATCTCATTCACCATCTTATATTTCTTAGAAGGAGAATTCATCAATCTAACACTATCTACCACTCTTCTTACCTGTTCTATGACATTAGGCGGAACATATGATATCAATGGAGGTTTTGTCATTTTGTTCCAATCTGATATTGTGAATTTTAAGGATTCATTATAACTAGTTAGTCTATTAATAGTTTCTAATCTAGCTAATATCCCTTTTCTTTCTTTAACATTCATAATTCCTCACCACCTTATTTGTAAATAGGTTTCAAGGGAATGTTTCCTCTACTATTTTCACAATAATCCATGAACAGTTTCTTTCTCTTCTGGTATTCTTCGGAAGTACTTATATCCACATAGTTAGAAGGCAATCCATATTTAGGATCTACAGGTTTGGCATCTTTAAAGATACTCTTACTCCTATCAAAGTTTCTATTTACCAATTGATTACCATTTCCAAGCTCTAATAAAGCTTTTCGATATTCAAAAGGATTTTGCATTATAGCTTCTCTTTGACCTTCTCTTTCTTGATCCTCAATATTCATCATAGATAATTCATATAATGCTTGAGGAACTACTTTTGTGAAATACTCCCTTGTGTTATGAGATTCTTGAAGAGAATTACCAAATATTCTTCCAAGGATTTCTTGTTGCTTTCTTCTAATAGCATAGCAAATTTCTTCAGAGCTTATCGGTTTAAGACTATTAATCTTTTGAATATTAAGCTCTAACATTCTATCCTTGTATTCTCTCTTTCTTGCTCTCATTGCTTCTTCAGGACTCATACGTTGTCTAACTTCATTTGAATTTTTACCAAACCACCATTCATCAAACTCTTTATCGGTTTTAGAGCTCTTAAAAATATGGCGATATAATTCATATTGCTGTTGTTGCCTCTTTTGCCTTACCCTAGCTTCGTGATAATATACTTGGATAGGGTCATAAATGTTATACGACTCATTTTCAACTTCAGAGAGTCTTTTCTTTTCTTCTCTCTGTCTTCTTATTGTTTCTTCTGTAACTCCTTGCAACTTCTTATTATATTCAGCAAGTTGCTTTAATCTCAATTTCTTAACTTCTACTTCTAATTTTACGAATTCATACTCGCAAAATATCAACCTTTCTTCTTCACTCAGCTTACGACCTCTATCATAAGCATATTCATATTCTTCCATCTCTTTATACTCTATTCTAGGAGTCGGATTCACTTTGCTTTCCTGATCAGCAAAATATTCCCTTCCACCTTCCTCTGTTTCATCAAATTCAGGAAGAGGTCTATTCCTATAAGGAACTCTATAATCTACATATCCATCTTCATCTTGATTCTTTTCTTCTAATTCTCTATACTCATTTAATTTACTCTTAATTACTTCTACATATCTTTCATATTCTTCTCTTGTAATATCAGGAATAAAGAACTTTATGTTATACAATACAGTGGCCATCATTGTATTATATACTGATATCTCTTCACAAAGCTTCTTTTGTTCCCTTTTATCTCTTAATTTTAGAACTAAAGGATGTTCATCAGGAACCTCTAATCGAGTGGTATCTATTCCTTCAAAATCTAGCATATCTGATAATTCATCATTTCGCTTCTTTAGTTCTTCTTGAGCTTTCTTTAATTCCTCATAATCACTAGATAATTTTTCTTGTTGTTTGTTATCCTCCTCTTCTACTTCAGGTTCAATAGGAGTTCTTATTATATGAACTTGAAGTCTTTCTGAATAATTGGTAAAATTTCTCTCAAAGTAGTCTTTATAAGGCTTAGCTTCACGATCACGTTCTTGTGCTTCCTCATATTCTCTTCTTTGAGATTCTGTCATTATAAAAACTCTTACAGCTCTTCCTTCGGCATAATCTTCTTCATCAGGTTCCATAAAATCAGTGGAATCAGAATTATAATACATTCCACCTGTATAACCAGTGAATTGATCAAAAGGCATTTGATTTCCATACCATGTTCCAGTATTTTGAGGATAAGTAGGAACAGGAGGGGGAGAATCAGGAACTGCAGGAACTATACCCATCTGACATTGTATGTTGGGATTGTTGAAAGGATTATCATATCCATAAGGATTATATGCATTTCCTCTCATATAAGAAGCGGGATTGCTAAAATCAACTATATTCCCAGGTTGTTCATACATAGTAGGATTTATCCTTCTAGCTTCTAAATTTTGTTGCATGGCAGCATTAGCTTCCATTTGATCTTGCATTTTCTTTTGTTGGATTGCATCATTAAATAATGTAAACATTAGTACCATCCTATCCCAGGATTGGGAATAAATGAACCTGTTCCTATATTATTGGGATACATGTTAGGAATAGGTTGCTGATAATAATTATTATAATTAGGATTGTTCATAGTAAGTGCAGGATTGATATTTTGAAGTTCTTCTCCTTCTATCTCTCCATTTGCTTTAATAAACTTTCCATTTACCATATTAGGATGATAAGATCCTCTCTTTACATCATTGAAAGATATTGAATTGCCATAATCATCGAATAGCAGAATTCCATCATTTTCATCTTTCATAACAAGATCTTCAGGATTCAAACAATAAGTTCCATTTTGTAAGTCATCTGATGAGAAGTTAAACATTTGAGAAGATTCTAAGTTTTCTTCAGGTTTGGTATCTTGTTTAACTATATTATCATTATAGGCTGCTGTTTGAACTTGGTTGTATCCTTCTTGTTTAGGCTGTTCGATAGGATGTTCTGCATAATACTTTCTTTTGGCATCTAATACTTTCTGCTGCTTTTCAATCATTCTCTTATTATATACAAGATGAAAGAAATTTGTTACTTTTGCATTGTATTTACAAGATTTATTGACAGGCACTAAGGTTCCTGTTATTTCATCAATCATCAATTGTTGGTACGGATACATTTTAACAATTTCATCTATACCACCACATTCTTCAATAAAATCATTTATCCAAGGATCAGATTCAAGATCTATATCTAAGCAGATATAATTGATGGATCCATCTTCTAATACTTCTGAGATTGCTCTTTCTCTAAGTACTACATTACTCATCTTATTTCACCTCTTAGTTATACATTTATCAAATACAAATAGTCTTTTACCTCTTTAGGATTAGGGTACCATACAACAGGATAGTTTTTCTTTCTGGTATCAAAATTTTTCAACTCTCCAAGATTTATAGTACGGTTTAACTTAGATCTAGTATAATTATCAATGTAATCATTATACTTAGCTATATCAATCTCAATATCTAACGTGGTTGTTATTTTTTGAGTATCAGGGAAGTTATTAGCATGAAATACTTCATGGAACTTATTCATGCTATCTATTTTGTTTGTTTTTATGTGTCCAGGTATATGGTATATAGATAACTTAGTGTTTGAATGTAATATCATTCGTACTATATCTAAAATTAGTTCTTGATTAGACACAGGTTTCTTCTTACTACCAATTCCGCTAGTCATTAACGTATAACCTTTAGCATTTTGATAATATTTAAAAAACCACTTTCTCAAACCAAATACAGAAATCTTTGAATCTGAAAAGATATTCAAAAATAGGTCTGTGTCTTTGTATTTGAGTGCGTCTTCTACACCCATTTTGATGGCATATAATTCTGCATAGTTTACGGTAGCTTCTACTATATTATATCCTTGATTAATAACAGTCCCATTTATTGTAGTTACAAATCCAGGACAGGTTAGAAACTGTTGATGAGGAGTTCCAGGATTTATTATTTTGGTAGATGCATCTGTAAAGATATTTACTGCATTTTTGTAGAATAGCATAGATCAAAATCCACCAGCTTTCTTATATCTATCTTTGTTTGATAAGATCTCTCTTATAAGATCATTCATCTTATCTTCAGTATTTTTCAATACCATTAACCCTTGTATTCCTTCTCTCTTTTCTATCTCTTTTACTTTCCTTTTTACAAACTCTAGATAGTAATAATAAGACTCTAATACTATCTTCTTATCCTCGCAGGATCTCAGAAAATTTACGAATTCTCTGTCCTTATAATTAGGATCAGATTCCAATATAAGCTGGTGTAAGATAAATATACTTATCTCATGAATCATGTATTCATTTTTATTTGTCTCCATTTTTATATTCTCCTTTTAGTTATTATTATATAAAACGATGCTTAAACTTTCATAATAATAATATATAATTTTAGACAAAATTAACCCAGAGCTCAATTAAGAGCTCTGGATTTTTAAATTATTTTTTAATTTTAGAATAGTTGAATTCCTTTTCACCAATTCTACCAGCCATTAACGGAGAATTAGGATCTTTAGGATTGATGGTACAAGCGTAAGCTATTGTATTTAAATTGCCTCGTTTATCTAAAGCAAAGAATACAATATACTTTTTATCTATAATGCAAGGATATACATATTGAGTTCCTTCGCTTGTGTTTATAGCATCCCCAATAATGAGCATATAAACCATAGCATAGAATTCTTCTCTATCTAAAGAGAACAAAGCACTACGATAAGGTGCTATACTTTTACTTTCATAAAAGTCTCTATACAAGATATCCAACCTACGTCTAATATTTAAATACCCTTCATGATAATCTACACGATACGGATAGTTATAAAAATCTTCCTGATATTCTTCTTTATCAGCTAAAAGATCAGAAAGAGATTTTTGAATACCTGCATTCATCTTACATTTTCTATTAAATATAGATTTTGCAGCATTCATATCTTCAATGCCAGCTTTGATTATTTCAGGGCTATTAGCAAGGTCATTTATTGCAGAGAATAAGCTATATCCTTCATTTATAGGTTTAGGTGAAATTTGTTTAAAATACATTTCCACACCTCATTATTTTATTAGTGTACAACTTCGATTCTTTCTACAGGGATTCCAAGAGATCTGTAATTTTCATTAACAAGCCATTCAGGAGGATTCTTAATTTGTACTTTTACATCATCAGCAAGATTAAATCCACTGAAGTCGATACATTCATAAGAATTATTTACACTGCTAAGATCGAATACACCTTTAAGAGAAGTCATCTTCATAACATTTCTCTGAATAAACAAACCAAAGTTTGATACTTTAGAAGTATCCCATCCAGTAAGGTCTAATTCTTTAATACCACAACTTCTAAATGCACATCCCATATCTGTTACATTAGATACATCCCAGTTAGACAAGTCTAATTTATTAACACGACAATCACCAAAGACATATCCAATGCTTGTTAACAAGCCACCCTTAGGAGGTCTATTAAACTTGAAGTCTTGGAGCCATTTATCAATGTAGTTATTATCGCTAGAAGTTGATTTTCCTTCTGTAATTTCTCCAGTATAGAGGTTAATAAATAAAGGAATATCATAGGTAGCCCCAAAATCATCAGGTTCTGTTTTCTTAAATCCATAAATTGCTGAATTAAGACCAAGACTATCAAATGCCCCATAAAGATCTACTGCATTACTAAGATCAATATCTTCTAAACCTGTAATTTTACCAGCAAATACACCAGCATTTAATAAGCCTTTAATATTTTCACTGCTAGCAACAAGATCACCAAGAATAATTTCCTTAAAATAACTTCCGCTGAAAAGTTCGCTAAGATCTCCGGCATCGCTAAGATTCAAATGTGTAAGATCAAGAGTAAATTCTTTATCAAACTTATCTTTCTTATTATATTTACTAAAGATTTCCAATGAGTTTACTGTACTAAATGCACCACGAATATCGGCACCTTTTTGCAACTTCATATGTTCTATGATATTTTGAATATCTTCTTTATTATTGAACAAACCTTTGTATGCACCATAATAATCATAGCAGAAAAAGTATCTGGCATTTTTGATAAGGTGATCTTTATTAAAGAAATCCTTCATTACACTCTTAGCATTTTGCAATCTACCAATGGAGTCTCCATCAGGGAAGTTCTTAGAGAACCAGTTATCATCTAATTCAAGGCCTTCTTCTACTTCTGAAGGTTCATCATAAGAGAGAATATATTTATTAGAATTAACAAAAGTAAAGGCTTTAGGATTTTCGGATTCTTGTTTAGCAAATAATTGCAAATCAAAGTTAATCATTATTATAACTCCTATTCTATAATTTCATACTGGGATTTTTCTAATCCACTAAGAAAGAATCCATTAGGAGGATTCTTTATTTTTAAGTTCCTTAATTCTTTACATCCAACAGATGTATTGATTCCAAACATTCCAGAATATTTGATACATGATTTCATATCTATTGTACCTTTAATCTTCTTTAAACTTTTACATCCATCAAAAAGTCTGGTAAAATCTTCTACTGAACTTGTATCCCAATTAGATATATCTATCTCTTCTAAAGATTCACATTCAGCAAACATAGAATTTACACTAGTTACTTTTTTATTTACTAAAGTAGATATTCCATATATAGATTTTAAGCTCTTATCTCCATAGAACAAACCATTCAAAAATTCTATAGGAGATCCTTTTTCCATATTCCATGGAGTTAGATCTAAAATAGTTACATTTTCTAACTTAGCAAAAGTTCTTGTAAAGGCATATTTATCCTTGATAAAATTGATATTGATCTTTGAAATAATATTGTTTATTTCTTTATTACTAAAATTTACACAAGGGCTAAATAGATTAATCATGCTGCTAGCATAAACAGTATTATCAAATAATCTTTTAGATTTACTTTTAGACTCTTCTAAAGAGGAGATAAAATTGATATCTTCAATATTATCAGAAAACCAGTTATCTAATTTGACAAGATCAGGATTTTCTTCATCCTCTTTATAATACAAGAGTACATCTTTATCTATATTTGTAAAAAATCTAGGATTAGCTTGAGATATCATATCTTTATCTCCTCTATATTTTATCGTGCTTTATATTTATCTGTTGTAGAAAGGAGCTGAATTGCACTTTCTTTAGTATATCCATTATTCAAAAGATAATCGATATCATTCTTTTCATAATCCATACCATTAGGAGCAATCATAGATTTATCATAAGCTTTTGTATACTTATCACAACCAGCCAATGTTTCAATTGCTAATTGTTTTGTATATCCAAGGTTCATTAAATAATCAATATCATTTTTAGCATAAGGTCTTCCATTAGGGCCTACTTCATCTGATTGCATTTCTGTTCCATTAAGTACAGATTCTGTAAATTTATGAGCTCTAAAGTAATTAGCTTTACCTCTAAGAATATCTCCACCACGATGACCTGTAGTATCCCAAGGATTATAAATAGGAGATTCTGCAGTTCCTAATACTTCAAGATCCCAACGTTCTACAGAATGTTTAGGCCCATACATATTATTCGTATATCCATTATAATCAGGGTAATACAAATCTAATCCATCTTCATTATCTGCTGCTTCGCCATGAGTAAGAACATGCTCTTTGTCAATAGTTAAATCCAAAGCATCAGCTAATAAACAAATTACTTTAGACATAGAGTCTATTTGAGCATCCGTAGGAGGATAATCTCCAAGGTCATCAGGGGTTGCATTATATGCACAGTTTAAAGTAATACCAATAGCACCAGTGTTTCTATAATAAGTATGATTTAATGTTTCAGAGAAATCATCAGTTGCAATATAAGTATCCCCTTCAGAACTGATAGATATAGTATACTCATTATAAGTTGTATGATATCCACCAGCAGTCCAATGTAAATATAGTTTTACATCTCTTCCAAATCGTTGAGCTTCAGACCAAAGATCATCTTTACAGTCTTTTGCAATATTATAAATTTCAAGATATGTAGCTGCTTTAGCCAAAATAACTTACCTCCTAATATTCAATATAAGTAGCTCGTCCATCTGCATACCAGAAAAGCTTCTTTAATCGATTGTTATAAATCATTATCCTTTCAGGCAATGTAGATCTTATTTGACTTTCAACTACCCAAGAATTAGAAACCATTGAGTATTTCAGAACATTACCAGATGTAAAATCATAAATATTTTCTCTCTGATATAGATTGTTTTCTAATTCAGTTTTTATCTTATTTAAATCTTCTTCAGTAGTTACTGCATACAAAACTCTAAAGTTATCATCAGCAAATACTCTTCTAGTATCTGTATTTAGTTTAATAACTTGACCTTGTTTGGCTTTATCAAATAATGCATTATGGAATAAAGCTATTTCCTGATAATTGCCTTCTCCATAGTAGAAATAGAAGTCTCTTGTATTTTTATTGTATAAAAATACTTTAGTTTCTAAGGATTCATCTAATTCTCCTTCAGCTACCCAAGTATTAGTATTATAATTATACGTATAACAAGTATTATTATCTATATCATAGATATTTTCATTATTCCTTAATCCTTTTTGATCAATAGGAATAAAGTCTACACCTGTATTTCTAAATACAATACCAATTCTACTAGGACATAAAGCCATATCTTTTAAATTAGCTAAAACTTCTTTATCTGTTATTCCTCTTCTACTAAAAGAATACTCTCCAACATATTGAGATACAGAAGTAGCTGAAGTTTCTGAGAATATAGAAGTATAGAATGCAAAGTCATCTACATTTCTTTCAACTTTAAGAAATACATGATAATCATTTAGTGTTGTATTTGTAATATTATCAGTAACTTTATCTGTATAATCTTTTAAAATTAGTTGAGTAGGATTTCCTAAATCATAAACTAAGGCAAAGTTAATAAGATTAGTATATCCACTAATCTTAGGAGATCTTATAATAGATAAAGTATGTTCTTTACCATGCTTATCAATAGTATAACCTATCAATATACCTACAATAGAATCTACTCTTTTTGTATTTATATTATAACTTACAGTATATTTGCTATATTCTTTTGATGAATAAACACTTGCAACCAATGGAGATGTAGTAGTACAAGTTATTTCTCCAGCATCACTTATTTGAATAGAGCTTGTTGTTCCAGTAAATTCATTATAGGTCGGATTGTTTAGATTTTGCCCTTCGCTTATATTTGGGGTATTGACCTGATTCGAATCTATATCAAGTAATTTTGCAGTATCGTAATGAGCAAATCTTTTCCAATTCTTATTAGCATCCTTATAAAAAGTAGGTTTAACTTTTTTAGCTAATTCTAGATCAGAAGGTCTAGAAAATACATTGAGTGTTAAGAACCCATCACTAGTATAGATCTTGTTTCTTTTTGTATCAACTTTAATAACTTGCCCATCAAGTGCACTAGAAACTATATCTTCTAATCTATCAAAATCTTCTATTTCTTTGATCTTTTCTTCTACACTATCAAGGCTCATCTTATTCTTTACAATTCTATTATGATTATCTGAAATTTCTTCTTGTAAGTTCATAAATAGTTCTTGTAAAGAAGGAGCTATTTCATCCCAAGTTATCTTATATTCTTGATTAAACACAGGTTTCTCCTCCGATGACAAATTAATAATTCAATTACTTAATATGTCAAGGAATGATATTTTGGAGGGATTAAAATATGTCCTTTAATATGGAAGACAAAGTAAGCTACTCCGAACTTGCACCTAGTTTAAGGAAATTATTTAGATTATTACATGATAAAAATGAAGAACAAAAAAACCTTATCTTAAATGATGGATATAAAATATCTAAATTCAATGACACTCTAAAAAATACTAGAGATAATAAGAGTTTAGAATATTTGTTTGAAGATTTAAATAAAGATGATGACGGATCTACTTTACATTATGAAAATGATATGTTTTATAAAGCATCAAGATTTTATACTATAGATAGAGATGATATTTTCAACTCTGGTATAGATAAAAAATATAGAGACTCATTTCTTTATAATACTGATACAACAACTTTTGTATTCCATAAAAGAGATGGAGAATATGAACAAATATCAAATCTACCAGAAGATAAAAGATATATCTTAAATGCTAAAAAAGATCAACCTGTAAATATAAATAAATCTTTAGATGGTTATATTTACGATGATGATTATAGAGAAATAAATGCTATTGACGATGATTATGATTTAGACTCATTTAGAGATGAACCTATAAATTTAGAAAATATATTTAATACTGGAACTCATTTTTCGGAATGGTTTTCTACTTCATATCCAATAGTCGATGCTACAAGAAGTCAGAATAGACCTAGCGAGCAATGGTTAAGAGATAAAACAGTATATTCTTTCTATACAAAATCATTAGTATTCCAACAAGCTAAAAATGGATGGACTCTTGGCGTTGTATCTAAAGAAGATATATATGAAAATTTAGATCTTACTGTAGAAACAGGGTTATGGCAGACAAATGATTCTTTAGTAAGAGTAGATTATCAATCAAGAGATAGATATTGTTTGATTATTCTTGGATTTATGTATGATGAAAATGGTATTTTCCATGATGTATCTCTTTGTAGATTTCCTAGTGTTGGAAATGATCCGAACTTACCTAAATTTTTTATAATGTATGATGCATGTACTTATGCAGAAAAAGGCTTAAGAGATACAGACATTTGGAAAGTGTTATTAACCAAAGCAGACAATGCTACCATTCCTGGATGTAATTTTGATATGAGAAATAATAGAAGTGATAAATTAACCATTCATATCAAAAGAAGAAATGGATCTATAGAAGCATGGACTTCTGATCTAAATCAACCTATAAATTTCTTAGATGAAACTCATCATATAAAATATGTAGTTCCCAATACTTGCCCAGATACTATGGATAATAAAGTTTATCAAAATATTAAGAAGATGCTAAATGGTCCTAGTAAAATTGGATTTGCTGTACATGATATGGGTGCTATGTTTAAGATTATAGATCAAAAGAATTTTGTTCACTATAATAATTATTATGATATCAGATCTTGTAAGGATTATAAACTAAATACAGACACACAAGAATGGGAATTAGATACAAATAATCCTAGCAAAGGAATTATAGGTAGAAGCTATATATACAATCCTATTCTAAAGAAATTCTTCTTCTTTTTTGATTATGATGAAAATGGAAAACCTATCTATCAACGAATAGGTGGTAAAGAAGAAACTATAGACTTAAAATCTTTTGTAAAGAATTCATATACTTATATTAATTTCTGGGATGGAAAATTTCCTACAACGCATCTCTATGAAAATAGTAAAAATGGACCAACCACCCCCTATTATTACTCTGACATTTACAAAGCCTTTGTATCTCCTGTTATATTAAAACAGAGTAGAGAATCTCAAGATAGATTATCTGATTGGACTTCGGCTAGATTGTCTAATAAGAAATATAGAAATTTGATGGTAAAATATACTATAGATATGATAACAGCCAATGGAAAAGCCGCTACTTCTACTGATAAAAGAGATAGAGATTTAGTAACTTTAGATTCATCTTATCAAAATGATGATGATCCGATATTATTTGTTGTAGCTACTATGCTTGATGAAGATGGTCATAGACATGATATTTCTGTAGTAAGAGTTGGTGGAAATCCAAATGGTGGTGCTATGCAACATCAAGCTGGTCCTTTCTATATTGCTTATGATGCTTTACAATATTTAAATCCATATCCTAATTATATTACTGGATATGATGGGGTTAGTAAATCTTTAAATGGTAGCTCTCCTGGAGATCCTATATACCAAAACTGTATTCTTGATATAAAACCATATGGTACTGGATTAGACAATATAAATCCTATGTTCTGGGGTGATAAGCTTATTAGAATGGAAGTAATGAAAAGAGATGGTATAATAGATGCATGGACTTCTAATGCTGATGAAAATATAGATTATACTAAACCTAATTTCCATTTACATTTTGAACTGCCTTCTGCTAAACCATCAGATTGGACTTTGGAAAAATATAGTAATATTAAAAGAATGCTCACAGAACCTAGTAGTTTTGGATTTGGACAATCCTCGGCAATGTTTTTAGTTCGTGTACAAGATTCTTATTTACAATCATAAAAAAATATAGGGTAAGGGATTCAATCCCTTACCCAATTTATTATTCTTCATGATAAATATCGATATTTCTCATAACAGGATTTATAGAATCATATTCTATAGAGCTTACAGGATTATTTTCTATTTCTTCATTCCAGAATATGAAATCACAATATTGTCTACCCTTGCCATACCCATCTGTAGCAAAGAAAAAATCATATGTAATAGATGGATCTATTTTCATTATGTGAAATAACATAGGGTATATATTGGTGCCCATTCGTTTTACAACATCTTTTTGAATAGGAATATTATCAGGATAAGTAACACGTATATCATTAAATGGAAATTGATACACAGCTTTTCTATAATCTAGATCATCCCATAATTTCATCTGAGTAAGTTCAAAGAATTTTGTACCACCAAGCAATGATATATACGTTATTTCTTGATCAAAATTATTATCCCCACCACTTATATGAAGAATAGATTTTTTAAATACTACTTTAGGATCAGAATTTAGATCTTTTACAGAATCTAAAGTCTTTTTAAAAGAGATAGTGTGTACTTTTTCAGAATTGTAAGCATAAGGATATACGAATCCCTTTATTAATCCATCTCCAGAATATCCTCTAGAATAATATTGGTCTGAATCATTGCCATGATGGTGACCAATATGAAGATGGCCTCCACGACCCCCAGCCCAAATAGCAGATGTATTACAAGCACATACAGCAACCTTAGTCATAAAATCAGGAAACTTTACTTTTTTTCTAACAAATTTTATATTTTCATTATGACCAAAATATTTCTTATTCCATCTAGAACCTAAGAACTCTCTATTTATATTAGCAAATCCAATAAAATAGAAAGATTTATTTACATCAGAAGGTGTAGCAGATATAGTGGTATCTTCTGTTATAATACCACCTTTAAAATTCAATTCCCCAGTGGTGATAAACCATCCATCTTCTTGATTAAATCTAGGAACCAATTCAACTTTTATTTCTTCTCCAGCTATAACTCTAAAGTCATGAGTATAAACTTCACCTTTATAGGTAACCCTTATCTCTTGATACTTATCATCATTCTTTATAAATATATTACAATATGGAATATAATAGAAATTGAATGTGATAATATCTTGAGAAAATTGAGCAGCTCTTAGATTTAATGAGTTTCTTATAAGAATATCATTAGTAGTACTAGTTTCTTCTTTCTCTTGATATTCTATAAAATTCCACATAAAAGGCCTATTTACTTCTTTATCTTTATCTACTTCATCATTTTTTTCTAATACATGAAGTTGTGCATTCCCATGGGTGATTATATCATCATTATCTAAGTTCTCTTCTATTACATATCCACTCTTAACAGTATCCTCTAATTTTTTATGAGAAAAACTAGCATAAGGATCTTCATTATATGGAAACGATGCTCTATAATCATTTTCTTTATCTTTTGTGGTTATAATAGAATGATATATATCCTTACTATCAGCTTTCTCTACTGTTTTATTTAGCATTTCTTTATAGGCTATAGAGTAATTATTTTTAAAATTATCTATATCTTCATTCATTAAAGGATAAAGATTGGAATCTAAGAAATTATCATTAGCCATATAATAATATCCTCCTAAGATATAATTTTATAATTAATTGTATATTATAAATATGAAGTCAATTTAAAATTGAGGATAGGAATTTCATCCTATCCTCTATATTAAAAAGATTAATATAAGAAACATAATAGGTTTTTAAAAGTAAAATGAAATAATATTAATAATTTTAGATTGCTTTAATAATATCTATAATTAATTATATTAATCTTTATTAATTAATAGTCCATCTTAGTACTTAATTTTAGGAGGTTAGTTCAAATGGTAATTGGGGAAGGATTTAGGAGATTGAAAGGAGATTTTGAACACTCAAAGATTCATGAAAAAATGTATTCTATTGGAAAGTTCAATTCATTAGCTTTACAAGCTATAAGAAAGAAAGACATTAAACTTTTTTTAAACTCTGATTATTATAAGAATAATAAGAGAACTATTTTAGTTACTTGGGGAATATGTTGGTTTTTGTTAGTAAGTACTGGGATACATTGTTTTATCCATGTCTATGATAGCAGATTTAGACATTATTCCATAGAAAGTTATTTAAAATTAAATGAAAATATTGATACAACTAAGAGCGGATACATCTCTGAGTTGTACAAACTTGGTTCTTTTGATGGTTATAATTACACTATCAACAATGAAGTTGGTTTTCATTCTGTAAATGTATCAAACAATAATGGAATCTATAGTTCTATCTTAATCATAACGATCAATAGAGATTATAAGAATGATAAAGATGGATACAATATTCAAAGAAGAGAAATAGGGGTCCTTCTTGAAAAAGATGAAAATAAAAATATGATCACTTTTAAGGTTCCTAAATATAATAATACTTCATTTGATACTTTGTTTGGTTTTCAACAGCAAACAGTGAGTGTTAATAAATCTGATTATGATACAGTTCTATTAGGAACTAGTTCATCTAATGAAAGTAGAATGTACATAAAAGCTGCTATAGTAGCAGCCTATGATCTTGGTTTGATTGATCTTGAAAGAGATCACTTTAATATAATTTAAGAAAAGGAGATGGATTTAAATGATTGGTACGTTTGCAAAAGTCGGTATTGCTATGGGTGCAACAATGCTTGTTGCATATCTTGCTCAAAAAAGAGATAAGCGAGATGTTAAAAAGTACTATATCATCGAAGCTAAAAAAGAAAAGAAAGATGATGATATTCCTAAATTTAATTTAGAAAAGTTTAAAGAATGGTTATAGGAGGTATTATATACAATGGAACCTAATTATGAAGAATTAGAGAATATATCTGAAGAAGAATTACAGGAAATGCAAGAACAATTATTCAAAGCAAATCCTATGTTAAAAGCTATTACTTATGCATTTAATACAGTAGGTACTAGCAAAGAAGAAGAAAATAAATTTAAAGATATTATCAATGAAGGAGATTATGGAGTAATAAATCCTGAAGTAGAATTAGATGATATCATGGCAGTAAAAGATGATATTATTACTACCACAAAATCAGATTCTAAATTAAATGAATCTAAAGATGGAACTACAGATCAGATTTTAAATATATTAGCAGGGTCTGTAGCAACTGCTGGAGTTATCTTAGAAAAAAGTGATAAAATAGCAGAATTGTATCCCTTGCTTTATAAAACAAGAGATGGATTATTTAACTTGGTAAATGATATGATGGATAGAGTTAAAGAGTATAAAGAAAATCTTAAATGTGTTGAAGAGATCTTAGAAAAAGTAGACAGTGAAGATCTTACAGAAGATGAAAAAATAACAAAAGTTTACAATTTAGTAGAATCTTATATTGCAGAACATGAGTTAGGAATGACTAAAGAAAATGTATTTAAAACATTCTTCTTATTAGCCTATAGAAATAAACCTGCTGTTGAGATTCCTTTTGATTTTGTTTATAGTGATGCAATAAATCCTTTATTAAAAGATATCATCGAAGAATATGCTAAAGAAAAATTTACTATTATAGACTATCTTAAGATTCTTAGAGTATATTATACTTCTATGATTTTCAATATCTTATTCTCTTTTACTAAAGGATTAGAACCTGATAATTTTGGTCATTCTCATCATGATCATAAATGCAGCTGTGGAGGAAATTGCCACAATCATAAACATGAAGAAGAATAAAAAATAAATTAAGCATAGGACTTAGTCCTATGCTTTTTTTTGGTTATTTTTCTTTGATCCAGAGAGGGCAAGGTCCAAATACTTTAACTGTTTCATATTCATTAAGATAAATATCCTTAGATTTATAAATAGGATTCCCATCTTTATCTTTCCCAATAATTACAGGATATTTAATATTCCCACCAGGAATGGTTTTCTTAATAATAGAAACATTGGATTTATCTCTTCCACCAAGGGGAAGCTTTCTACCAGTCTTTAAATATGTATTAATAAATTCTTTACTAAACTCAATCATACCTTTTGCTTCATTGGGTTTGAATTCATATTTATCTATTAATCTATCTGCTTCTTGGGAACTGATCCCTGTTGTATTTGTCAATACTGAACTCATAGTAGATCTAATAACTTCAGAGGGATTAAAACTATAACTGATTCCTTGACCACGATATACATCTACTTTATATTCTCTATCATTCATCATAGCTCTCATAATAAGAAGTTCATCTTTCTGAGATTTTGTATCATA